CGCTGGTATTAAATATTCAGCAATAGGAACTAATAGAATTTTATATGTGTACTCAGGCGGTACGTATTATGACATACATCCTATAAGAGTTACACTTACAGGTGCTAATTTTACAAGCACATCAAATCAAAATATAATTACAATTACTTGCACAGGTGCACATGGATTAGCAGAAAAAGATATCGTAATGCTAGACAGCGTGACTATTCCTGCCTCATCAAGTTATAGTGCTACAGATTTTGAAGATAAAAAATTTATGGTAACTGCCATACCTACAACCACAACTTTTACTATTACAATGGGATCGACAGAAACTGGCACACCAATGAGCGCAACAGGATCTACGTCTGTTTTATGTTACTATCACGTAGGACCAGCACAACAACTTGGAGGTTTTGGTTGGGGTACAGGTCTATATGGCGGAACAGCTTTAGGTGCAGCTACAACTACATTAGCAACAGCTATAACAGATTTAGTAACAACGGATGTTGTATTAGCAAACACTGCAGCATTTCCATCATCAGGAGAAATTAGAATTGGTACAGAAGATATAAGTTTTACAAGCAATAATACCTCTACAAATACTTTAAGCGGAGGAGCAAGAGGAGTTAACGGAACAACAAAAGCAACACATAGCGGTGGAGCAAGTGTTTTAAACATATCAGATTATGTTGCATGGGGTGACCCGTCTAACGCTGACTTTACTATCGACCCTGGAATGTGGGTATTAGATAACTATGGAACAAAATTAATTGCACTTATTTATAATGGTCAATGTTTTGAATGGGATGCTTCTTTATCAAATGCAACATCTACTAGAGCAACATTATTAGCTAATGCACCAACAGCGTCACGTCATGTATTGGTATCTACACCCGATAGACACTTAGTATTTTTTGGTACAGAAACAACAGTAGGTAATTCTGCTACTCAAGACGATATGTTTATACGGTTTTCAGACAGAGAAAATATTGATGGTACAGATGCATATACTATAGATATAAATAATACCACTTCTGGTACACAAAGACTTGCAGATGGTTCTAAAATTATGGGAGCTATAAAAGGTAGAGATGCAATTTATGTATGGACTGACACTGCATTATTTCTTATGAAGTTTGTAGGTCAACCATTTACATTCTCATTTGAACAAGTAGGAACTAACTGTGGATTGTTTGGTAAGAATGCATGTATAGAAGTTGATGGTTCTGCTTATTGGATGTCCGAGAATGGATTTTTTACTTACGATGGTCAATTAAAATCTATGCCATGTCTTGTTGAAGATCATGTTTACGATGATATTAATGCTGTATCTAGAGACCTTATTAATGCAGGTTTAAATAATTTGTTTGGTGAAATAACTTGGTTCTATTGTACATCTGCATCGGATTCTGTTAACAGAATGGTTACTTATAATTACTTAGACTCTAGTGCTAAACGCCCTATATGGACGACAGGTACTTTACCTCGAACAGCTTGGAAAGACTCTGCAGTATTTGATAAACCTCATGCAACCTTTTATGATTCAACAGATAATGCAGCTAGCGATTGCACTGGAAATACTGATGGTATTACTATATACTATGAACACGAAACAGGGACCGATCAGATTAATGCTGGTGGTGTAACAACTGCTATTATAGGCACAATTACTTCTGGTGATTTTGACATTACACAGAAACGAGCTTCTACTGGAGCTGTTGTGGGAATGCCAGATCTTAGAGGTGATGGTGAATACATTATGAGAATACAAAGATTTATACCAGATTTTATTTCACAGACAGGTAATACTAGAGTTAGTTTTGTAACAAGAAACTATCCTAATAGTTCTGCAACTACTACAAACTTTGACGTAAGTTCTACTACAACTAAAAAAGACACACGACTTAGAGCCAGATCTATTGCTATTAAAGTTGCTAACACTACAACTAATGAAGATTGGAAACTTGGTACATTTAGATTAGACATTGCACCAGGAGGTAGAAGATAATGGTAGCTTTTTATAGTCCTGGAGATCAAGAACTTTACAAACAATTTCAATATCTTCCTCAAGAACAATTTAGATTAGGTCTTAACCTACCAAAAAATACAGAAGCAGAGGCTGTTAACACTACATTTGGTATACCGGCAACGAATGCGTTTACAAATAATCGTGGGGGAGCTTTACAAGTTGGAGACCCTATGATGAATTTTGATAATTATTATAATTACACTGGTAACAAATATATGATGAATCAAAACAGACCTAATCTTGACAGCTATAGTGATAATGCACAAAAAACTTTTATGGGTTTTCCAAGTTATCAACAACAAGAATTAACTGGTCCAGATAGAGGCGAGTATATTGGATCTGGTACAAACATTCCTTTAGAAAAAACTATGGCAGGTACTATACAATCTAAGTTACAAGATACGGGAGAAGGTATAAAAAGTTTAATGGGAAATCTACCTACATTTACAAATTTATTAAATAAAATAGGTGTTCAAAATTTTAGTTCTTTATCTCCAGCAGATCAATTATTTATAAAAACAAATACTGGATACAGGGGCCCTACTGTATTTGGTGAAAATACTGGGGGAGGAAACGTTGATCCATTTGGTTTAAATGTTGAATCTGTATTTGGTAATTACGCAGGAGCGGTAAGAGATAACTTTGATCAATTACAAGGTACTTTGACAAAAGATAGACCGGGAGTGACTTTTAATGAATTAACAGGTGAATTTGAAGGAGAAGATGAAGACTTAGTAGCAAAAACAAATAAACAAACTGAAATGATAAGAAATAAATTTTTATTTAGAAGAGCTCAAGTAAACCAACAAAAGAAAAATGAAAGAGATTTAATAGAAAAACAAAAAGTTCAAGCTGAAATAGATAGAAAAGAACGAGAAAGAGTAGGAGCAGTTCAAGGTTTATTGGATGAAGGAAGTTATGTGTCTAGAGACAGGGATGGGTATAGTGCTAGTGATAGAGCTGTTGGTGGCGGAGCACAAGGTAGAGCAGCTAATATGGATAATGATAGATCTACAGGAACGTCTCAAGGATACTCACAACATTACAAAAAAGGAGGACTAGCAAGTATTTTATAATGGCAAAGATAGTAGAATCATTAACTAGAGCAGAACCAGAATACAGTCAAAGAAATATACAATCTTTGGTCAGGGATCTTGACTCAGTAATTACAAAATTAAATAGTACGTTTCAAGACGAAGTAAAACAGGAGATAGAAGCTAAGAGTTTCTTTCTAGAATAATGGCAGTAGTAAACCAATATAAATTTTACGGCAAAACAACGACAGCTGCAGAGACTGTAAACATGTTATCACCAGCTGTTAATGAAACTTACATTGTTAAATCATTAAGAGTTACAAATAAATCAGGTTCTAATACACCCACTGTAACTATTAAAAACAATGCATTTGAGATAGTAAATACACAAACACTAGTAGCTGCTACAAGTGTAGAAATATTAACTTTACCTTTAATTGTAGAAGGTGGGACTGTATTATCTTACACCACAGCTGGCACCGTATCAGATGGTGTAGTGTTTGGTATTAGTTATCTTAATATATTAAAGGAGAAAATAGACTAATGGAAGTATATAACGCTAAAGTAGAAGAAACTTACAGACACAAAGAAACTGGTGAGATTTTTAAAGAGAAAAAAGACTGGGAAGCAAAGGGTTATAAACCTGAAGAAATGGCACAAGACGTAAAAGTTATAATGCCTCCTCTTGATTTGTTCTCAAAAACCAAGTAAACATAGGAATTAAGGTAAAATTATGGCAATATCTAGAATGCAAGAACCCAGACAACTCTATGGATTAGGAAGCTTAGTTAAAAAAGCTGTTCGTGGTGTTAAAAAAATTGTTAAAAGTCCACTAGGTAAAGCTGCTATAATAGGTGGTTTAGGTATGATTCCTTTTGGTGCAGCTGGATCAAAAGCTAGTTTGTTTAACAGACTAGGAAGTGCTTTAGGATCTAGTGGTAGACTTAGCACACTTGGAAATATTTTTAGAGTAGGTGGTGAGAAAGGTGCAGATTTTAGTGTACCCAGAATGTTGTTAGGTGGTTTAGGTGCTACTGCAGTCGCAGCTCCATTCTTAATGAGTGATGATGAAGAAGAAGAATTTGAAGATGTTATAGATGTAGGTGGTATTAGACAAAGTGCAGCTAACTATTACTCAGGGCTCGGGGACAAGGGAGCAGGGTTATCGTTCATGCCACAAAAACAATTTGTACAACCTAATTTTTATGCAGCGGCTGGTGGTAGAGCTATGTTAAGTATAGGTGGTGAACCAGGTAATGCACAAGCAGAACAAATGTTAATGGCAGAATTT